CTATTAAGCGTGATCATACATTGTCACAATCATACGATGATGCAGCATATCAACTGCGGCCAGCAATTCTTGTGGGGTGCCAGCAAAGGAAGTCGAGGTATAGCCCTCACTTGTGATGCCAGCGACAGCGACAGAGGTAGTTTCCCCGGAGCGGAGGCGTTCCAACCAGACTTCAAGCATGGCTATGGCGTCCTCATTGATCTCGACGGATTTGGGGGCCGGGGTAGGGAAAGTCAGCAAGTTCATGACGACATCCATGTTAGGTCGGTGCCGTAGCCAGCACGGCTGGCGTAACGGTCGCGAGGTTTGGGGGCAAAAGACATAGGCTGGGCGTATCGTAGGTCCATAATGGCATAGCGGGTAGCGGACATCAAGTCGTCCCTTTCCTTAACTACTTTGCCGTCTTTCCGGTGGTACATGCGGAATTCCTCAAACCACTGCGCAAGATTCTCATCAACCTTGAAACGGCCAGTTTGCATGCGTTGCAGCATATCCATAAGGCCAGCTTCCACACCATTGCCCCGTTTGTCGGGGAAGCAGGAGTGGTCACTGTTCATTTTGAGACCTAGAGCGCGGTACTGAGCCGCTGTCTCGATGCCGCTGCCTTTATCGTGGACATGGCCGTCATGCGGCCAACTAACTGGAATCCAATCGCCCCAAGGTTTGATGGCGGCAGCATGGAGGATGGGAACGGCTTCACTCTGGCGGTAGACGTTGACTACATGGATGCAATCTGCTGTCTCATCCCAAAGCAAACGGACGGCGGCGGTAGGGTGATCCCATCCGAAGTCGATGCCGATTATTTGTTTCCAGTGCGTCGGAATGTGGATAAGTGTAGGTTCTCGGATGACTTCTTCCGCGACCGGGAAGATACGCCCGGAACCGAGCATCGGAATACCCATGGCGCGGGCTTCACGTTCATGCGGCGGATAACTGTCGATAATACGTCTTTTTTGTTCGTCACTGTAATGCTCCACATCATCAATTGTCATATTGGTGACACTGCGATCCCTATGGCTTGACTCAAGGAAGCGCATCACGACGCCACTCATCCCGAGGAGGGGAGTGAACGTCATGAATACCGGGCCACCCGAATTATTCGTGCGGGTAACACCCTCTGTGTAAATGTCCTCTGGCGGTTCTTCATCGAACCATACCCAATCGAGGTCTTCCGCTTGCCACGCTTCACGGCCATCCGAATAAGCCTTGAAGGTGATTTGCGAGACTTCTCCGCAGACATGTCGCACCAATACAGTTTCAACAGCATCTGGAACTCCCCTTGCCCTTTTTATATCAACAATTAAATCCTTGGGGATGCATCCTGTTCCCCACCTTCCCGTATTGCCCAATAATATCCTCTGAGCGCCATCCCTCGTAAGTTCGCTGGTAACGCTGCCACTCCATCCCCGATTCTGCTTGGTGAAGCGATGTCCTTGCCACCAATCCGGGTAAATCCCAGTAACGTTAAATGCCACTTCAAAGCCAGCCGCATAAGTTTTGCCTAATTTGTTGCCTGCCATAAGGAGGCGTTCACGGAAGTCGTGCCCTCGCTCGTGAAACTCTCGTTGTTTAGTGTACGGGGCATAAAAGAGCATACCGTAATTGTTACGGAGTTCCTGCAATCGCCGCAATTTTTCGTATTGGGCTTCTGGTGTATTAGCAACCATTGCTGCTCCAATTAATCTGGTCATTCACCGCAAGTTCGTTAATCTCGTCTGCCTCTGGTTGCTGCCGGAACTCTGTGGATTCCTCATCACGTTTTGGGGGCGGGGCGGGTTCAACCATTTCGGCAGCTTCTATATCGGGCATCGGTTTCTGCTTGGCGTAGTTGGGTGCGGTATTCATACCGGGTGTCGCTTTGACGCCAAGTTCCAGTTCCAATCGTCCAATCTCTTTTCGGAGTTCATCTGCTGGAAGCAGTTTTCTCTTTTCCTCTGGCGCTACTTTGCTGTTGTATTTTACGTCCCGGATTCCAGCTTGCCACATCAAAATGTCGCTTGCCACCCTAATAGCAGCCGCCAGAGAAGGCTTTTGCACTACTATTTTTGCCATATCCAAAATCTCATCCGCCAGCACATCACCTTGCATTTGTCTTGCCCGTTCGTACTTCACACGAAATTCAGGATATTCATCGAGCCATCGCCAGAATGTCGGCATGCTTGGTGCGAGTGGCCCCACAATCTCTAGGGCGTCACGAAGTGAATTCCCAAGTGCGATTTTCTCGCAGATGGAATTGGCAATTCGAACGCAGTAATGAGCGCGACGCTTACTCATCTTTTTTCTTCACCAATACAATTATTACATTTGCCATGTGGAGAAAGTAAGGGGCAACACTTACCCAATACTTTTCTTCCTCATTTAACTGCTCATATTCTTCTTTTAACATCTTGATACTTTCAATTCCAAAAAATTGGTGGACTTAACCGGAATCGAACCGGCCATCACTCACTAGTAGATAGGTTCCGAGTCTCTAATGTGCTTGCCCACAGTTGGCTACACAAGACCAGTACAACGAATGCCTTCCCAAAGAAGCCCTTGCGCCGCATTGTAGCGCATTTTTGCCCGTTGGTAAACTACCTCTGTTCAAGATCTTTTGAGGGCCACACCAAAAAAATTTCTGCGCAAGGCCATCTGACTACCCCTAAGCCTGCCCCACCTGACACTCCTTTCTTCCGCTTGTACCCCCCTTTCCCGCGCTATTAGATTGTGCACGATTCAATAGTGTGCGAGGAAGCAGGTGATGTGGATACTCCCCCTAGTATGCAGGGTGTCTCCCTATGAGGAATAGTGCATACTCCCCAATATGATGCTAATAATGCAATAGATTGTGCACAATTCATTCAAGGGCAATTCGATTGATGTCATCCATGCGTGTAATGGGCGAATATGAACCAACATTCCATGCATTTGTTACATACATCTCTGAATGTAAGCTATTGATTCTGCGCGCTTTTCCGGCGTTCCCAACGTCATCCTCAGTACCATGCGCGGCACACTACGCTAGGGGCGTGGCAAGCTTCCTATCACGTTCCTAAGCCCATTGAGGCATGAACAGAGCCATTAATGCGCACCAAATCAGCCAACCTGGGCGGAAGATTGGCAAATAGGTAAAAACTATGAGGGCGATAGGCACAATCAATTGGTAGCAAGGGGAGGTAGTGCTAAGATGGAGACATGGAGACGAACCACGCATGGACACATAGAAGCACATAGGAATCACGAATACGGTTCGTTCACTATAGCCCACCAACACACGCGGTCAAGGCTTGCTCTTTAACAACTCAGAGGATATTTACACGAGCGATTCCTGTCGGAAACGGGCAGGACGAACGTGTCCAACCGCAAAGTTGCGGAATGCAAACGCGAAAGCGTTGCAGGTAACAGGTTGGCTAATGCCCAGTGACAGAGGGCATCTGCAAACCAATTACGGTTTGGCAAAAGGAGAATGAAATGGCACACGAATTAAGCACACGCAACAACGGGTTTGTTGAAATGGCTTATACAGGGGAAAAACCTTGGCATGGCCTCGGCCAATCGCTTGATGCGAATGCAAGCATTGAGGAATGGCAGCGGCAAGCGGGAATGGATTGGAAAATCCAGCGTAGCAAAGTTCGCTATGCGACAACGATGGGAACGCCGGAAACACTGTTGATTGACGATGCAAACCACGTATTGTTTCGCAGTGATAGCAAGGTTCCGCTAGGTTTGGTTAGCGCGGGATTTAAAGTGGTCCAGCCGCATGAAACCTTAGAGTTTTTCAGGGATTTGGTGGAGAGCGCCGGTTACAAGCTTTGTACCGCTGGGGTATTGAAAGGTGGCCGGAAGTTTTGGGCGCAGGCGGAATGCGGCATGACCGACAATGTCATTGGCAATGATGTAATGAAAGGTAGGTTGCTGATTGCGACTAGCTGTGATGGCACGATGGCTACCGTGGTAAAGAATGTGGTTGAGCGCGTGGTTTGCGCGAACACGTTGGCAATTGCGACGAATGAAGGTGGCAAGCAAGTAAAGGTGAGCCATCGGAGTGTATTTGATGCGAGCGCCGTAAAGGGTAGGCTTGGCATTACTGTTGAGGACTTTGAGACATTTATTGCGAAGGCCAGAACACTCGCATTGTCGCAAGTGACAAGGCAAGAGGCGCGAGAATTCCTGATGCCAATCTTTGAATTGACAAATGAGGATTTGGCGAAAGGTGGCCGCAAAGTAAATGGTTATGAAAAGGTAATGGACCTCTTTCTTACGAGTGGCAAGGGCTCACAAATGGCAGGTGTGAATCATACGGCGTGGGGGCTGGTTAATGCGGTGACGGAATATGTGGATCATCATCGTGGGAATGGTGGCACTACGCGGGACAATCGGCTTGATTATGCATGGTTTGGCGCTGGTGATGTAATGAAAACTGAGGTGTTTGATAAAGCGCTTATTGCCTTTGGTTAATGTGCAGGTTTATACCGCGTGACAGGCGGTATATGCAAACACATTACTGTTTGTTGTTTGATTGGGAGAACGAAATGACCAAATATCAAGTGTTCGATAAACAAACCATGAAATTGATGGGAACGTATAAGACAAGAATGGGAGCGGTTCGAGCAATGGATCGTTTAGATAATGCTTACGGGGCTTATAGGTATTTCGTAAGAGCAATAATAGGATGATTGGGTGGCCGCTCGCGGCCAGTCCAGCATCGCATATTTTGAATAAGGTGTCGATAGGAGAACGTCATGAGTTACGAATTTAGGATGAGTGAGAGCGCCTATGAGAGCCCTTATGAGCTTGGCATGTGGGCATTCGGTGCACGGAGCTTCGTTAATCCATT